TAGCAGCAGCTAAACCATCTTTACTAGAGCCTAGGGTTAATAAAGGAACTAAAAATGTATTTGATAGTATTGAAGAAGACAGTCGCAGCATTGATGATCTTGATGATGGTCTCCAGTTGCAGTCTATTTCCAAGTAAACAAAACGTACAAATAACTACTAAAGCTCTAGAAAGGCAAATAGCACAGCCTGTTATGCCTAGAGAAATAGATTTAAAAGAGCCATATTGGTATGTAGTTTCAGATAAAAACATAGATGAGTTTTTAGCTAGAGTAGAAAAAGAACATGGGCAAATAGTTTTCTTTGCTATGTCTGTACCTGACTATGAACTCATGTCTTACAATATGCAGGAATTAAAGAGATATATAAATGAACTTAAACAGGTTGTGGTCTATTATAGAAAAGTTACTACAAATAAACCTGAAACAGGGGAGTAAAATGAACATATCACAAGAGGGGATAGCTTTAATAAAAAAGTTTGAAGGTTGTGAACTAGAAGCTTATAGAGACTCAGTAAATGTTTTGACAATTGGCTACGGGCATACAAAAGATGTTAAAGAAGGCGATAAGATAAATCAAGACGAAGCCGAACATTTACTACAAGAAGAAATGCCTGAATATGAAGGTTATATAAATGACATGGTTACAGTACCTTTAAAACAATGTCAGTTTGATGCTTTAGTTTGTTGGGTTTATAACTTAGGACCAACTAATTTTGGTGAATCAACATTATTAAAATTACTTAATGCAGGTGATTATCATACAACACCATCACAAATTAAAAGATGGAACAAAGCTGGAGGAAAAACATTGCAAGGATTAATTAGACGAAGAGAAGCAGAAGCACTTCTTTTTGAAGGCAAAGAATGGATTGAGGTCTAATATGCCTTTAGCTAAATATGTTTTCAAACCAGGTATAAATAAAGAAGGAACTAACTACTCTAATGAGGGTGGTTGGTTTGATGCTGATAAAGTTAGATTTCGCAAAGGCAAACCTGAAAGAATAGGTGGATGGTCTAAGTTTTCTAATTCATCTTTTATAGGCACTTGTAGAAAATTATATCCATACAAAGCAACAAGCGGAGATAGCTTTGTAATATTAGGCACTCATCAAAAGTTATATAATTTAAGTGGTGATGTTTATTACGATATAACACCTATAAGAGCAACAACAACTAATGGCATTACATTTGCTGCAACTGATGGTTCTTCTACAATAACTGCAACAGATTCGAGTCATGGAGCAATAACAGGAGATTTTGTTACTATTTCTGGTGCGGTTTCTTTAGGTGGATTAATTACAGCAGATGTACTAAATCAAGAATATCAAATAGATTTAGTAACAGGAGATAATACTTATACTATTACAGCGAAAGATACTACAGGAGCAACAGTAACAGCAAACAGTAGTGATAGTGGTAATGGAGGTTCTGGAGTAGATGGTGTGTATCAAATTAATACAGGACTAGATGTTTATGTAAGAGGCACAGGTTGGGGTATTAATACTTGGGGAGCTGGAACATGGGGTTCTGCAAGTGATTTATCATCAATAAATCAACTTAGATTATGGTCAATAGATAATTTTGGTGATGATACTATTGCTGCACCTAGAGCTGGAGCTTTATATTTTTGGGATAAATCAGATGGATTAACTACAAGAGCAGTAGCTGTATCTTCTGAATCTGGTGCTAGTGATGTTCCAACAGCTTGTTTGCAAGTTATGACTTCAGATGTAGATAAGCACGTTATAGCATTTGGAGCTAATCCCATAGGTAGTTCTGCAATTGATCCTTTATTAGTTAGGTTTTCTGATAGAGAAAGTGCAGTTAATTGGACACCTACCGCAACAAATCAAGCTGGTGGTGTGCAATTATCTCAAGGCTCTACAATTGTTGGAGCATTAAGAACTAGACAAGAAATACTTATATGGACAGATGCAGGTATTGTATCTATGCGTTTTGTTGGAGAACCTTTTGTTTTTAGTTTTACAGAAGTAGCAGAGGGTGTGAGTTTAATATCACCAAATGCTGCAACTAATGCTAATGGTAGAGTTTATTTTATGGATCGTGATGGTTTTCATGTTTACTCAGGAACATCACAAAGGTTGCCATGTACTGTATTAGATTATGTATTATCTGATTTAAACCAAGATCAAGCTTATAAAGTATTTGCAGCTTCAAATTCAAGTGTTAATGAAGTTATGTGGTTTTATCCTTCAGGCACAAATACAGAAATAGATAAGTATGTATTATTTAATTATTTAGAAAATACATGGTCTATAGGAACAACATCAGATAACTTTGTAAGAACTGCATGGAATGAAGCTTCTATATATGAAAATCCATTAGCAGCAAGTAAAAATAGCAGTACATCTAATTTAAATTATGTATATAGCCATGAAATAGGACATGGAGATGGCACAGATGCTTTCTCAGCTTTTATAGAATCAAGTGACTTTGATTTAGCTCCAGATGGAGAAAGATATACATTTATATCTAAGTTAATACCTGACATAGAATTTAGAGATCAACAATCAACAAGTGATACTGTAACTTTTACTATTAAAGGTAGAGACTTTCCTTTGCAAGATTTATCTACTTTACAAACTATAGATGTAACACCAGCTTCTACTTTTGCAAATACAAGAGCAAGAAGCAGACAAGCAGCATTGCGTATATCTAATTCATCTAGTGATTATGGCTGGAGACTAGGTGATTTGAGATTAGAAATAAGACCAGATGGTAAAAGATAATGGCTGATATCAGAACGATAGCATTACCAGTAGCTAATTTAGAATACAATTCTAATGATGAAGCTCAAACTCGTAGAATTCTTGAACAAGCTATAGAAGATATAAATGTTAGAATAACAAATATACAAAGAATGCAGTCTACAATAACTAGTAAAGCTTCTAAACGACATCAATTTTTATTAATGGGGTTAAAACATGGCTGATGATTTAAAAGTATTAGGTCAGCTAGACCCAGCAGCCACTACTACAACAGTCTTATATACTGTGCCAGATATGACACAGACCACAATTAGTTCGATTGTGGCAGCTAATAGAACAGGATCAGCCATAACATTTAGATTAAGTGTGCATGTTGCTGGTGCAGGTGCAGATGACAAACAATTTTTATACTATGACAAATCGGTTGCAGCCAATGATTCATTGGCTATAGTCATAGGTATAACTTTAAATCAAACAGATGTATTGAAAGTTTATACAAGTGCAGTTGATATGAGTTTTAATGTGTTTGGCTGCGAAACTAAAGAGGAAAGATAATGTTTATACCTTTAAAGCATAAAATTAAAAAAGGTGATACTTTGAGTGAAATAGCTCAAATGTATAATACTAATGTAGAGTATTTAGCTAAATTAAATAATATTAAAGATATTAATAAAATTAAAGCTGATGATACTTTGCAGCTATATGACTTTAAAAAAAGTTCACCCATACCTGTGCCTGGCAGACCTTCTAGAGATACAGATACTGATGCAGTATCATCTTTAAGCAAAAAAATAGAAGAGTCTCCTGGTGTTGGACTTTCTGCTTTAAGTGATCCAGATGACCCTACAAAATTAAATCCAAAATTATTAGAATTTTTTTCAGGTTTAAATCCATTTGCAGATGAAAAACCTACAACAATAGAAGAAAAATCAAAACAAAAAGAAAAAAAAGAAACTGTAAAACCTTCTATTACAGAAGAAGAATCTTTTTTACCTATAAATATAAGACAAATTTTTAGTCCTGGACAAGATAGAACAGAAAAAGATTTATCAAAAGAAGAAAGAGATACTTTAAAAAAAGTTATAGCTAGAAGTCAAACACCAGAGAGGATAGCTGAAAAAAAAGTAGCAGGTTTGAATCCTTATGCTATTGAGTATAAAGATTATGAAACTACCGAAAAAGGTGCTCAATATGCAGATGTTGGCGGAGGTATGGGTTTATTAGGACTGTTTAATAAATTACAAAATCCTGCATACAATTTAAAAACTTTCTTAGGTCAAGCTTCAGCAATACCACAAGAAGGTGGTGGTTACAGAATACAAGACGTTTACGATTTTAAACCAAAAACAGAAAGGCAAGGATTAGGTAAATTTGCAGAATATTTGTCTAGTATAGGTGGAGCTGGATTCAATCCTTATAATCAAGTAAGAAACTTTATGGGTTATTATGGACCTCAAGAAGGCACAGGAGAAGGCGGTAGAAGTAATATTAGAATTATGCAACAAGGTGGAGATACTATGGATATACAACAACAAACTAAAAACGTAGCAGCACAAGGTCGTTATGGCGATTCTATGTTATTGCACGTTAATCCAGCAGAGGTTAAAGGTTTAGCATCAGCTATGCCTATAACAGTTAATCCTCAAACTGGACAGCCAGAAGCTTTCTTACCATTTTTAGCACCTTTATTAGGTGGTTTTGCAGGTAGTGCTTTATTAGGTGCAGGAACAGCAGCAGGATTAAGTACAGCAGCAGCAACAGGTATAGGTGCAGGTTTGGCACAAACAGCAGTTACAGGTGATATTAAAGAAGGTTTAATGGCAGGACTTACAGCAGGACTAGGTTCAAAAATATTTTCAGGAGCTGGAGATTTGCAAGTAGGAAAAGATGCTTTAACTACTTCAACAACAAGTCTTCCTATTGATCCTACAACAGGTTTAAATTACACACCAACTCAAGCATTAGAAAGTGCTATGACACAAAATATAGGAGCAAGTAATCCTGCTCTTCTTAATCCGCAAGTTGCAGGACCAACTGTAACAGGTACTTCTATACCTCAAACATTAAATCCAGTAGGACAAGCAGAGTTAAATGCTTTTATGAGTAGTCCTACGGCAGATAATTATTTACAAACTTTTTCTAATGATGCTATAGCACAGTTTGGAGCAGAAGCAGGTAATCCTACTAATTTAGAATCTTTAGGAGCAGCTTTTAAAGATTCAACTGGAAGCATAGATTTAGGACAAGGATTTTCTAATATTGGTTCAGCAGCTATGAATGATCCTTTGGCATTAGCAGGACTAGGAACTACTGGAACTATGTATGGTATGGATATGATGCAAGCAGACTATGAAGAACAGATGGCTAGGATGCAAGCTGAAAGAGAAGAAAAACGAAGACAGAATATGTTAATGAATCCTGAACCTATTCTTTATTCAGCAGGTGGTTCTATAAGAGGATTTAATGGTGAAGACGAGTCTGTAACAACAATTTATGGAGGTGACTTACCACAAATATTTGCTCCTGCAAAACAAGCCTATGATGTAAATCCAGATTTTATGCCAGGGTTTTCACCTGAAACTATGTATTTTAATCCAGCTACAATATCAGCCCCTGCTTCTAGTTTACAAAAAGGTGCACCTCCAGAAGTTATTGATACATATACTGGCTCTAAAGGAGGTTATGGAGGCAGACAAGCATCTATAGCACCACAAGTATCTATAGACCCATTTACAGCTTATACAGGGCAACCTCCAACAGGACTAGAATTTACTAACACTCCTGTTCCTATGCCAATAGAACCTATGCCAGAATTACCTGTACAGCCAATTTTACCACCTGATTTTAGAATAGGTCCTATAGGAGGAATACCTGGTTTAGTAGGTAATATTAATTTATATGACCCTTCATATATGAGTGGAGTTAATGAAAGAATGATGGGTGCAATGAATGAAAGAGCTTTTCCAATAACTGGAAATGATTTAGGAATTACAAGACCTAATGATCTTGGTGAACTACTACCACCAGGAACTGATAATGGAATAGACATATCTGATTATTTAGGCAGTAGAGAAGACACTTTATTAGGTGCACAGGCTATGTTTGGACCACAAGTAACATTTGCTACAGGTTTAGAACCAAGTACAGACTCAGAAATGGCATTAGGATTAGGCGAAATGATGACAGAAGAAGAGTTAATAGCTAGAGGTGGAACTCCACAACCTAGAGGTTCAGGTATATTTGGTAAAGGACCTATAGTAGAAAGAAAAACAGGTGGCGACACACTAAAGCCTATTCCTGAAGGTAACAAAGGTTTACCTAATTTACCTGTAGGAGTAAGAAATGAAATGGGTTATATGCAAGCTGGTGGTATGACAGAGATGCAAAATGATCCTCTTACTCGTGAAGTAACAGCATTTTTATTAGGTGAATCAAACAATGAAGAAGCTTTAAATATGTTTTTGACTAAGTATGGTAATGAAGCGTTTATGCAACTTAGAGAAGCAGTATTGCAATCTGTAGTGCCAGGAGCACAAACGGAAGGGTTGATAAGAGGTGATGGTCAAGGTGGCATGGATGATGACCTTATGGGCATGATAGGTGATAAAGAAAGAATAGCTGTATCTCAAGATGAATTTATTGTTCCTGCTGACGTAGTATCTATGTTAGGTGACGGAAGCTCAGATGCTGGTTCTAAAGAACTTTATGACATGATGGATAGAGTCAGAAAAGAAAAAACTGGTACTACAAAACAAGCACCTAGATTAGCTAATGCTGGAGGACTATTACCTGCGTGAATGAACCAGCTTTAAATATAGAAAACAATATAGAAATATCTGCGGTATTACCTACAGATGTATATGTAATTTGGAACTATGTAGAAAAGTTTTTAGAACGTGCCTGTAAAAGATCAAATGGAAGACACACTATTGATACTATTTATAAACAGTTAATAGATAATTATGCAAACTTATGGGTTGTTTACAATGTAAAAGATGATTCAGTTAAAGGATGTGTAGTAACTAACTTTGTAATTTATCCAACAGGTTTAAAAATGTTAAACATATTGCAATTATCAGGTAAAAACATGGATGATTGGATGGAAATCGGCAAACCAATTTTATTAGATTGGGCAAAAACAAATAATTGTCATGGCATTGAAGCTGTAGGTAGAGAGGGCATGAGTAATTGGCTTACAGATAAAGACACAAAATGGAAAAAAAATAACTTACTTTTTGAAATGCAATTTGATTAATAATGAATTTAATACAAGCAAATATTGATGATCATTGGGAAGATATTAAACATGGTATATATTCTATTAAACAAGAAACTTATGAATCAGAAACTGCACAAGATATTTATCGTGCGTGTAAAAACAATACTGCTTCATTATGGCTTGATAAAGATATAAAACCTAAAAATGGATTTTTAATTACGCAAATATTAAAAAGAAATTATTCTAATGAAAAATATTTATTGTTATGGGTAGCTTGGTATAAAGAACAATTAGGTGCAGACAAGTTTCAATTAAATATAGAAAAGATTGCTAAAGATTCTGGATGTAAAAGTATAGAATTTTGGACAAATAAAAAAGAAATACGAGATCATGGAAAATTTCATGGTTATAACAAAATAACTTATAAATGTATAAAGGAGATATAGTATGGGCGGAGGAGGAGGCGGAAGCCAACCAACAGAACAAACTGTCTATAGTACAGATTTACCTGAATATGTAGAGCCGTATTTTAAACGACTCTTACAACGTGGTGAAGCTGATAGCTTACAAGGGTACACACCATATGGCGGTCAAAGACTAGCTTACTTTTCACCTGACGAATTAACTAGTCAAGCAATGACTAGAGGTTTTGCAACTGCTGGTACACCACAACAGTTTACAGATGCAGCAGCAAGATATGGACAAACTGCACCATTAACTTCTCAATACACAGCAGGTTCTTTTGATTCAGGGTACACAGCAGGAGATGTAGGTCCAACTTATCAAGCAGGCACTATAGGTTCAGATTATAGAGGTAGACAAATAGGATCATCTTATAGACCTGATGCAAGAAGTTCACAATATATGGCAGGAATGGTTGGTGATAGCTATACACCTATAGGCTATGAACAAAATCTACAAAGATTTATGTCGCCTTATCAGCAGAATGTAATTGATATAGAAAAAAGAGAAGCAAGGAGACAATCTGACATAGGTGGTAAAGGTATAGGTGATGCAGCTACAGCTCAAGGCGGTTTAGGCGGATATAGAGAGGCTATACAACAAGCAGAGCGAGAGCGTAATCTAGCACAACAACTAGGTGATATACAAACTAGAGGTAGTCAAGCAGCATTTCAGTCAGCACAACAACAATTAGCAGCAGAAAGAGCTGCTGGTTTAGGTGCAGCACAATTTGGTTTACAACAATTCCAAGCTGGAGAAGGAGCACAACAAACACAAGAACAGTTAATGCAAGCTGCATTCCAAGCTGGAGAACAAGCCAAACAAAAAGCTGCTGCTTTAGGATTAACAGCAGAACAACAAACTGAAGCATCAAGGCAAGCACAAGAAAAGTTTGCACAGTCTGGATTCCAATTAAGTCAACAAGCTTTACAACAACAAGGTGCTCAATCACTACAAGCTTATCAAGCAGGTGAATCTGCTAGACAACAAGCTGCAAAACTTGGATTGACTGCACAGCAACAGGAAGAAGCTGCAAGACAAGCTCAAGAGAAGTTTGGTCAAAATGCATATGATTTATCTAATCGCTATAACTTAGCTGCTGCACAAGGATTAATGCAGACAGGACAAAGTATTAATCAAGATGCTTTATCTAGAATAGCAGCATTACAAAGTATAGGATCACAGCAGAGAGCATTACAACAAGCAGGATTAGATATAGGATATGAAAATTTTATGAGGCAAAGAGATTATTCACAAAGTCAATTAGGTCTTTTTGGTAATTTATTAAGAGGAGTACCTGCAACTCCACAACAAACAGTAAGTACATTTCAACAACAACCTGGATTATTTCAACAGGCATTAGGTGCTGGTTTATCGGGTCTAGGTGTATATAGAGGATTTGGAGGAGGTTAATATGGCAAATTTAGTACAACTTTCTAATGAATTAGAGTATGTGCCTAAAGAACAATTGGCACAAATGTCTCAAGACCCTAATAGTAGGTTTCCTAGTTATTTAGTTTTATCTGAAATACAAAGGAGAACTGCTAATGAAAGGGCTTATGCAGCAGCACAACCACAACCTACTACTACAGTAGCAGAAGAAGTTGTTGGTGATTTTATGCAGCCTAAAGGTTTGCAAGCAGGTATGCCTTCTGAATCAGCTCCAACTGATGTTTTCTCTTCAGAACCTATGGGTATACCTGCCTCTGCTCCTATGCAACAACCTATGCAACTCCCTATGGCTATGGCTAGTGGCGGTTTAACTGGCTATGCAGTAGGTGGTCCAGCAATGAGTCCTTTAGATAGATCATTTATATCTAGTTTAGGTGATTCTGTATATGACAGATATACAGATGAAGATGGCTTAGATTACAGTCAAGCATTATTAGATGCTTCTATGTTAATTCCTGGTAGTTTATTGCTTAGAGGTGCAGGACTAGGATTAAAAGGATTATATCAATCAGGTCGTTTAGGAGATGCTGCAAGATTTTTAGGTAGACAAGGAAAAAGAATGTTTACTAAACCTAATCCAGATGTAATTAGAGGTCCAGGATTTATAGCAGGTAGGTCAGCAAATAAATTAAAAGGCGAAGTTGCTGAAGCTGCAAAAGATACAGTTTTTTCTCCTACAAAAGCAGGTCTTTCTAGTGCACTTATAGGAATACCTGCTGCAAATATTGTAGATTATATGAGTGAAGATAATCAAATTGCTCAAGAAGAAAAACGTGAACTAACTCAAGCAGAAAAAGATTATCAAAAGTTAATGCAAGATATACAGTTAGCAAATCTTAAAGCGTCACAAGAAGATACCAAAAAAGGTTTAGGTGGTGCATTTAGTTCAACTGATTTAATTCAATTAGGAGGCACTATCATGGGTGCTAAAAACATTAGTGAATTAGGTCAAGGTATAGCTGCTGTAGCTGGTGCTTCTGCTGATAGAAAAACTGCTGCTGAACGTGCAGGATTAGAAGCTAGATATCTACAAGCACAAACAGGTAAATTAGAAGCTGATATAGATGCTATGCCTTTACAAGATGCTTTAGCTTCTCTTAAACAAATAGATATATTTTTAAAGAATATTAATGAAGGAGCAGGTGATGCTACAGAACAACAAATACAAGAACTTTTACAACAAAGACAATTCTTACAGCAAAAAATATTAAAAGCACAAGGCTATAGCTCACAAGCAATGTCTGGCACAAATCAAAGTCTTATAGCTTCATATACTTAATATGCAAAAAGTTAATCTGCCTGACGGAAGAACATTAAAAATACCTAATGATTTATCTGCTGAAAAGCGAGATCAATTAGCTAATGCGGTCAAAGCAGAATATAACATTGATATTAATCAAGGCTCTTTAGGTGAATGGTTAATAGATAAACCTGTATCTACAGTTAGAGGATTATCACAAATGATACCTACAGCAGCTAAAGGTTTAGCTGGTTTAGCATTGGGTAGTGATAGCGATATAGTTAAAGGCATATCTGATTATCAAAGATATGTAGCTACAGAATCACCATTAGCATCTGATCCTAAGTACAGAGATACATTTGGAACAAAGCTAGCTGAAGGAGCTGGGTCACTAATTGGTTTTGGTGGTGCTGCATTTGCAGGTAGAAAGCTTGCTGCACAAGGCATAGTAAGTGACAAGGTAGGTCGTTTTGGTGTTCCTGGTGCATTAGCTGTACCTATGGGTATGGGTGAACAAGTAGACCGACTAGAAGAGTCTAGAGCATTAGGCGAAACACCAGGTAGAGTTGCAGAAAAAGTAGCCATACTTACTGGTGGTGCTATAGGTATGAGTGAATTAGCACCTATAGAAAGATTGTTTAGAAGCATACCTAAAAGTGCTTTAAAAAATCCTACAGTACAAGAATTAATTTCTACAAGATTAAAATCAGCAGCAGCTACAGGTACTGCTGAAGCATTTCAAGAAGCAGGTGCAGGCATAGCACAAAATTTAACAGCTAGAGGTTTATATAGTGAAGAGATTCCTATATTTGATAGTGCATTAGAAGAGTTTACTATTGGTGGTATTCTTGGTGCGAGTGCTGATTTGTTTATAAACAGTCTTGCTAATAGAAGAAGTGTTAGTAGCCAACAATTAAAAGATGCAGAAGAAAGAGCTAGAGATAATAGAACAAATTTAGAGTCAGAAGATAAATTTGCTAAAGCTCAAGAACAAGGAACAGTAGAAGAGTTCCAACAACCTATAATAAAAGAAAAACCTGAGATACCAGTTCCTGCTGTTGTTGATGTATTACCACCAGACTTAGGTGTTATAGAGAATCCTGATGGGCAATTTGCAGTAGTTGATTACACAAATCTAGAGAACCCTGTAATTAGTACACACGCTGATGAAGTCACAGCTTTGAGGGCAAAGAATAAAGAACAAACTAATTACGAAAGAAAGAAACTACAAGTAGAAGTAGATAATGATACTTACATTATGGGTATGCCTGATAGTTCGTCAGCCAAAACTTTAGGTAGAACTATACTTGATCCTAACCTTACACAGATAAACTTATCTACATTGATAGGCTTTGACTCAACTTTATCAGAAGATTTAAAAAAGGAACTTAACAAAGAAAAAACAGCAGCATATGCAGCTAATACAGTTAGCGAAATGCTTGAGAATAAAGTTAATAAGTTACAGAAAACTTCTAAATATTTAGAAGGTAAAGGCTTAGAGTTAAAGAGTAGTTTCTCTATGCCAGATATTAAGAAGGTTTTGAAACCTAAAGATTACAATGCTTTGTTAGAAAGTTTTGCTAATCATGCTTTTACTGAATCTGAAAAAGCAGGTGAGCCCTCTATAAGAGATGATAAAGATAAAGTAGATGTATCTGTTAAAAACATTAAAGCTATTGCTGAAGCTAAAAATATAGAACTAGACTTTAAAGACCCAGCAGTTCGTTATGCAGCCAAACAATGGACAGGCTTTGAAGATATACCTAAGACTAGAAACAGAGGGGCTAAAGAACTTTTTTTAGCAAGAATACATTCTTTACCTGCATTCAATACAAAAAATAAATTTCCAGACTTTAGACCTAGAGCTTATACAGGTTTAGATATGGCAAACTTTACAGCATCAGCACAAGACATACAGTTTAATAAAGATGATCTTTTAGCTGCTGGACCTGAAGGTATAAGAAATAATAAAGAAGCGGTAGATCAATTTGTTAATGATTTAGTAGGTAGTGGTAGAGCTAGAAAAGTAGAAGGCACAAACAAGTATGAAATTACTGATGACTTTGAATACACAGTTGCCAGAAGACAAGAAGGATTTAATGAAACACCAGACGAGTTTCGTGCAAGATTAGAAAGAGATAGATCATTAGGTAAAAATAAATTATCTGATGAAGCTATAACTAACCTTGTAACATCAGAAGAAATAAGACAAGAAAAAGTATTACCACCTAAAGAACTAGAGCCTAAGTTATTTAACTTTGCTGAAACAATACAAGAAGGTCGTACAAATAAATTTGCAAAAGAACTACAGAAAAAATTACAAGCAGTAGGATTAGGTGAAACAGGTGTTGTAGTTAGCAATGATATTTTATCTACAACTACATTAGCAAAAACGGATGCTGGCGACATTATATTTGATCCAAGGGTAACTAGACCAACTGCCAAAGAAGGTGCAGTAGAGGGCGAATATGACAGGAATACAGACATTATTTTCTTATCGCTCAATGCAGTTAATCCTGATGGCACTAGAACAGACGAACAAATACTACAAAACTTAGATAGGGTTCTTGACCATGAAATGATTCATGCGTTTAGAGAAAAAGATTTAATAAGTGAAAAGGAATATCAATATTTAAGAGCAGAAGTTAAGCGTAAGAAAGTACCTACTGAATATGATTCTTCTAGCAAAAACGAAACTTTCTATACAAGAGCTAAAAGAATTAACTCAGGTACTGCGAATGATGCAATATCAAGAGGAGCTAGCAAAGAAAGAGTAGAAGAACTTTATATAGAAGAAGCTATAGCAGAAATGTTTAGAGCTAGAGAATTCAAACCTGTTACACCTAAAACTCAAAGTATTTTAGATAAAATTATTGAGTTCTTTAAATCTATGGGTCAAGCCATGCGTATATCAGGCTACAAAGACTCGTCTGAAATATTTGCTGACATTGAATCAGGCAAGATAGGAGCTAGAGAAAGAGGACAAGTAAGAACCTTGCGAGAGCTAGATAGAATATCTATGGCTAGAGAACAAGGTATCGTTGGTGGATTAGGTATAACACCTACTACTGTTCCTGAAGATGTAGAAGAAACTATAGATAAACCTGTTACACCTGATGTTGAAGCTGAATATGGTGAAGGAGTAATTGTTACACCTGACATTGAATTTGCAGATGTTGTATCTGATACAGACCCAATAACAGGTGTTGTTTTACCTTTAGGTGCTGAACAAAGAAGTGGTATTTATGATAGAGAAAGTTTAACACCTGAAGAAAGAGCTGCGGATGCAAAAGAAGTTCAAGCACAATTTCCTGGCATAGGAAAAGATGCAAGAAGTGTAGAGATTTTGGAATGGATGTCAAAAAATGGACCAAGTGAAGCTTATAGAGCTATAGCAAAAAGATTATTAATCCAACAAAAAAGAATAGAAAAAGTTGGAGGTACAAAACTATACACAAGAATAGTTAGTGCAGGTAATCAAAGGTTGCCTATAAGAGGTCATGCAGGTTCTGGTTTTGATAAATGGGGAGGTGTTTCTTATCCACCTTTTAATTATGAAGGTGAACGTAGACAGCAAGTTTATTTAAAAGCAAATGATTTTGGTTCTAGTTACGAAGTTTTAATGCACGAATTAGTGCATCAAACTACACAAGCATTTACAAGAACAGCAACATTTAGTGGTGATGCAAGAGTAAAAGATTTTTATGTTGAATTAGGAAAAGTAAGAGAAGTCATAATTAAACAAATAGAAAAAGATTCTGGTTCTAAAGGTAAATATGATGCTAGAGGTGACTATACAAATGAAGGTGCTAAAAATAAAGTAGGTCAATTTGTTGTTTATGGTGCAACTAATGTAGACGAGTTACTTGCAGAAGGATTTACTAATAAAAGATTTCAAGATTATTTAGAAAAAATACCATATACAACTCGTGGAAAAAAATCTTTATGGGATAAATTTACAGAGTCAATAAGAAAACTTTTAAATTTACCTGCTAAACAAGATACTGCATTATCAGCATTTTTAACTCAGGCAGCACAAGCTACAGATATCAAAAAAGAAACTATTCAATTTGCATATGACACAGGTGCTTTAGATGCACCACCACTAGCAACTCCCTCTTTTTCACGGCAAAGTTTACAACAAGAACTAAGCAATTTACGAACAGAACTATATAACGCAGAAAGTATAGAGTCTGCGGATAGCAGATATGTAAGTGCAGAAGTAGGTAATCGTAATGCTAAAAGAGTACAAGATATAAGAGATAAAATTGCACAAGTTGAACAACAATTAAAACAACCAGTTGCACCAGAACAATTACCTTTATTTTCTAGACAAGATAAAACACCTCCAGATTATTTAATACCTAAAAATATTCGTCTTGAATTTGGTGATTTTGGAATAATTTCAGATCACCTTGATAATAGTAGAAGTCCTGGAGATAGAACGAATCCAGGTCAACTACGAACTGATATACTTGAACTGTTTGAAAAAAATCCTGCTTTATTAGAAAACAGTAAAGAATTTTTAAGCGAAAGATTTGCAGCAGGAACTTTAAAAAATTTAAAAAATAATATAATTGTATATAGAAATGTAAATATACCTGAAGGTGAAAATATAATTAATTATGGACAGTATGCTTTTGATGATTTTGCAAGTACAACTTTAGATCACAGACAAGCAATACAAATAGGTCGTTATATTAATAGAAAAAATAAAAATCTTTTACCTGAAATACTAAGATACGAAGTTCCTATAAGTAGGGTGAAAGGTTATATGCCTACACTTTTACAAGCAGTAAGAGAAGAATATCTTACCAAAGAACTTGATGCTATTAATTCTGGCATAGTAGACGAACAAGAAGCAAATGTAAATTTTCAAGAAGCCATTGAACTTTATAATTCTTATATTGATGAAGCAGAAGTTATAGCAGATATACGAGATATAAAACCTACTTATCAATATACACCTAGAGATTTTAGAACAGATAGAGAATCATCTATAACTAGAGATGTACCTTTATTTTCTAGAGGTAGAAGGTTTACAGGCGAAGCTAATACACAAGAAAAAATAGAATTACAAAAAGCTACAGAAGCAGTCGAAGAGTTTACTAAAAAGACACCAAGAGGTGAGATACCTGTATATAACTTAAATGCCTCTGACGTAGCTTTAAAGGCTGCTTATGACTATATAAATGATCCTAGTGCTCCAACTATTAATGAGCTACCTAATTACTCTAGGGTAGAAAGAGAAATACCTGAAGAACTACAAGGTGTAGTTAATAGAGGTGGGTATGTTAAACCTAGAGCACCTTGGTATGACAGGTTAATAGATTCAGTTGCTGATCCTAAAACTAATATCAAAAAGTTTTTTAAAGACACAAGGCAAAACTATATAGATAAGTTAGATAAGACAGAGAAAAAATTACTACAAGGAAGTGAAGAATTTGAAGAAGTAAGATTATTAAATAATATTGCGGATACTTCTGCTATAGCAGCTTTAAGAATGGCTGATAAAGCTAGAGGTATATTTCAAGGATTACTTACAAAAGGTTTTGCTACAGATGTAATAGATGGTGAACCTGCTCTTACTAACGTACAGGATTTAGAAATAGATACAGTATATAACCCATACATTGATGGCGATACAGGAACTGGTGGACTACTACAAATTACAGCACCCTTATTCTCCGACCCATTAATTGATCTTGAAGGTATATTTGGTACATATGCCAAACTCAAAAGAGTACAACAATTTCAAAAAGATAATAGACAAGTTGAATCTCCATTTACTCAACAAGACTTAGAGTTTATTAATAATATTGAAGCTAATTATGAGGTTGTTGTAGAGGTTTATAATAACTTTCAAAAATGGAATAATAAATTAGTAGATTTTGCAGAAGCAAAAGGTTTATTAAATTCAAAACAAGCTAATGAATGGAGAGAAAAATCAACTTACTATCCTTTTTATAGAGATATGGTTGAAGAAGAAGGTATTACTGCACCAAGAATAGGTGGTGGTTCTTTACCTAATAATCCATTGAATATAAAACTTAAAGGTTCTGAAGCAGAAATAGATGTAAATCCATTAGAAGCTATAGCTAGAAACTCTTTATCTATACTTACTGCTTCTATGAAAAATGATGGAGCTTTAAAATTAATAGAAAGTTTAAAAGCTATGGGTGAAGCAGACTATATTAGTCCACAAGAATTAAAAAATAAACAGGGTGCAAATACTATATTTGTTTTTGATAATGGATTTAAGAAACATTATAACATTGCAGACCCTGAATTATTTCACGGCATAAGAGCATTAGGTGGTGCAGAAGTAGGCTTTATTACAAAAATGTTAGCATTTCCTTCTACTATACTAAGAGATACAGTTACTCGTGATCCTGGATTTATAGCAGTAAACTTACTTAGAGATACACTATCTGCAACTGTAACATCAGGTGTAAATCTATCTGCTGGAGAAGACGGCTTTACTCCAATGATAGATACCATGAAAAATATGTTCTCTGATATGTCACAGTTGGAAAGGTTTGGTGTTATTGGCGGTTATGATTTTGCTAATGATGAAGGTGATGTTGTTGATTACATGGCAAGAATAAGAAGACAGCAAGGTCTTACTTCTGATAATGGTATATCAGCACAAAATGCTTTCTATAAAATTTGGGATGGTCTTGGTGGACTAACAACAAAATCAGATGGAGCTACTCGTAAAGGGGTCTTTGATGCAGTTTATAAACGCATGAAAGATACTATAGATGAAAGAACAGGTGAGGTTTATACAGATGCAGCAGCTTTATCTGAAGCAGCCTATCAATCTTTAGAAGTTATTAACTTTGGTCGTAGAGGACTATCACCAATGTTCAGAGTTGTAACGTCTGCTATACCTTTTTTAAACGCTAGAAT